ATTTACTGAAGATAAGTTGGAGCTGGTACCAAAAAGAGCTTTTAATAAGTCATCTAATGCTTTACCAAGGAAAATAACGATATTAGCAAAGTCCATGAACCCTTTACTAAGACCTACTATGAAGGTACCTACTTCTTGTCCTAAAAGCTCTTTGTTTTTAATAACCCATTGATCAAATTGGTCTAATATTTTAGTCAGCGCTGGGGCGAGCGCGACACTGATCGCCGTTGCTAAGCCTTTTATAGTTATCTTAAGTTTTAAGAAATTATCGTAATAATCAGAAGCAACACCCGAAACCCTTTCAGGCAGAACAGCACCTATCCTTTCTGCTTCTTCCATATCCTTTCGGATTTGATCTGAACCTTGACCTAAGAAATTAGTAAACTGACTTCCAAAACCAAAACGACTACCCCCAAATTGTTGGCGTCTAATAGCAGAGAGTCTTTTTAACGCGTCCCCAATCTCTAGTAATAATTGAATTGGGTCTTTTAAACTGCCATCTAAATTCCTAGCGGAAAGACCTAACTGCAACAAAGCACCGTTATATTCACCGGGTTTGGTGGAGGTCATTGTCTGTACGAGTGTGTTTAGCGCGCTATCTAATTCATCAGTACCAATTCTGGCTTTTGCTGCTGCGTATTGGAGTCTTTGAAGATTTTCGTAACCCACCCCCAGACCTTCAGCAAAGCGGGCCTGTTTATCGACACCACTCACTAGCTTATCCATGGCATACGCCATTCCAGTTAGTGCGCCGGTAGCAACAAGGGCTATGTTTCTGATAGATTTAAGACCGTTATTAAAACTTTCTAATGCCTTAGTGGTATCTTTACTGAGTTTTATGCTGACTAGGGTGATGAGTTCGTCAATAATAATTCTAGCCATTTTGAGATGCCTCTCTTACAATCCTGTCTATTTTATCTTTCAAATCTAACATTTCGTGCATCTCGTTAAGCTGTTCCATGCTATATTGCCAGTTATCAATCTCTTTATATGTAGCCATTCCTCCATGTATTAAGCGAAAGCAATAATACAGCGCTTCTTCTCTGTCGGTAAATTGTACACTTACTGTTTTGTTATTCCTTCCGTGAACGTTTTCATCACTTGCAGCCCTTCTTCGGGCAAAAAAGGGGTTACGTTCTCCAGAATAATTTTAAATGAAAATGTAGGTAAGTCGCTGGGGTACTTAGAAAACCAGTCATTCAATTCTGCGTCTCTACAAATATATTTAATACCTTGCTCACCGGGGGCGGTAGCTTCTATAATAGTTTTACGCAAAACCGTTTTAAAGAACCCCATGTAAACGTCAACATCTACTTCACTAAGACACTGAAGTAAAAACCCTAATGCTGCGGTGCCTGCTTCATCTGTTTTAATGCTTTCTAAGTTAATATCTTTCTTTGAAGACGCTAAGATTTTAGACAGCTCTTTTACAACTTTAGCACCGAACTCAAACCCTTCAATAATGGGTAAACGGTCGCCTTTGTACGTTCTATCACCTATTGTAAAAATATATTTACCATGCGTAGACATGACTAATCCTCAATTAATTAGGGAAGGTGCTAGTATCAGGCACTACTTCAACAACGTTAAATGTATATACCCGCGGAACAAGTGCTGAGCCACCGCCTTCTGCGTTACCGACTTGCCCAATCATGCATTTGTTAAAGCCCCATTTTTCACCTTCTGTAGAGATGATGGTCATGGAAACCTCCCGACCTGCTCCGCGTACTTGGTTGTAGTAGAACTCAAGAAACAAGTCGTTTGATTCAGAAGTGGGCAGTACACTAATATCTACAGTACATGTTTTATTAGTTGTCGCGTTATTGACTGCTCGCTCTGTACCTAGAGTTAAACTACCTACAGCATCTGGCATGTTGATACGATATCCAAAATCACTACCTAAATCAGTAATGGCTTTACCGTCAAAAATGATAGCGAGCGCCCCCTGATTATAAAATCCTAATCTCATTTAATTACCCCTCGACAACAACGTTAATTTGCAACTTATGTACAGCGCCCGACAATTGCAGTGTGATTGTGTTACCTGTCATCAACCTATCAGCCCTGTCTTGCAGAGAAATGCTGCTCAATGGCGCAAATTCAATAACATAAGCTGGTAATGTGACAAACCCTGACGCTGAAGTGCTATCAGCAACCACTCTGTCAGCAAGTACGCCGTTATTAACATACTTGTCACAAACACTCTTTTCTGCGTTATACAGTAATGCTTGCCCCGCTGGGGTGAAAGATACTTTGTTTGTAGTCAAGAATACGTTATACACAGAAGTCAATAGGTCATTAATAAAGTTATCAATGTTAATCCTATCATCTACGTACCAACTGCTTGAGCAAGTAACACCTTCGCGCATAGTACGAGCGCCGTTACCAACGGTCGTAAATACGTTACAACGCCGTCCATTAAGCACAGATAATTGTGTTTCAGTAACAGACGTGGTAGGAATGCCAGGAAGGTTTTTAAACTTCAAGGTTTTAGCGCTGTTCGCTGCGTTGTAATCCGTGCTTAGCATCAGCGTTAAAGAGGACATGTCCTCATAATAAATAGTATTATCAGTGTTGTAACTGAAGTCTATGTAAGTATGTGAATAGTCGTCTTGCTCTAGTAAGTAAGCATTATTAGACGTGTTGCCTGCATCTGTAGTCAGTACGTTATTAGTCACAGTAGCCATTACATTGAACTGCTGGCCTTCTGTCCATGATGCTGCGTCTAACTGGTCTTGTGTATCTCTTAAAGATGAATCTAGCACAATCCCATAAACGAATTTACCGCTGCAACTAGAAGCTTCAGTAATCAACGTCAATTCGTTAGCAATCCCCGTGGGGGTATAACCCAGTACAATCGTCCCTGTCACACCGTTTAAGTACGTTGAGCCTGATATGTCAGTTCCGACTGACGCGGTAGCTGTACTCAGTTGACTTACAGAACTACCGTCCCCCGGTACACCTGACGTTATTGTAAACTGCACAGCGTTACCTGTCGCAGCGCTCGCCGTTACAGTAGCACCTACATAACCGCCTGTCCCTATTGCACGTATCGCGGTTTGAATGACCGCAGCAACTTCGTCATAATCAGCCTCTGCTGTAAAATCAAGCCCTGTAATATTGTTGACAACGCCATTTATCGACACTCTAAAAGAACCATCAACTACCACTGTAAACGCACCTACAGTACCTACGACCCCTGTCACTAAGTAACCGGCTTGCGGAGTAGTGAACATTTGCGCAATAGCTAATGTTTCAGTGCGTGGCGATTGACTAGCCCATGCTGTCGCTGCTTTGTAAACTTGTCCTGAAGTACCCCAATCCGTCACAACACCGTTCAGGGTGTCGTAGTAACGAATACGCCCTGCGCCGGTAGGCAAAGACCCTGCGGTAGGTGACTCTGGGGTCACAAATACAGGAATAGTTAAACTAATATTACCTACAACTTGAGCTTTAGTGACGTTGATAGGAACGTCAATAGAATATGGCAAAGCTATATTCCCTGCTTGAATAGGATTGGTCATTTAAAATACTCCTTTAATCATTAAATTATATCACATAACTATTATGTTGGGCAAATATCTGATTTTTGTCTAGGATTTTCCCCACCCGGTAAATCTGTGGCTACTGTATTATTATCTGCAAATAATGTAATAGGCACTGAGGTCGCGTACTCACCTGCAAATTCGTCAGATAATACGCAGTAAAAAAGCACTTCAACCTCGGCACGCTGCTTTCTGCTCGCCGTCTCAAGAAATGTCAAATCACGCAAATTTTGCGCTTTTCCTAATCCACATATTTTCCATAAATCCAAGAACCTACGGCTTGATTTAAGACTGCGTAATAAACGTGACGCGTCTTGCATGGCGTTACCACCAAAGAAATTAAGAGTTGCCGTGACCGCTGACATCGCGTACACAGTCTCTATTTCCCCGTCTTCTGATAAATACTCAGTCTGCGATGTTGGGGTGTCATGTGACGACATAACAAGCTCTATATACGGTGTGCCGGGCTTTGGGCCTTCCCCCGCGTTCGCAAGCACTATTTCACGCGCAGTAACGTCCTGGCACCACGTCAATATAGTGTCTCGCAATTCGTTGAATGTAGTGTAAGGGTACGTCACAGCCCACCTATGTTCGTGTACTTAGTCATATAGTAAAGATTGTAATTCTGTGTCTTATTAACCCAATTAGTCAGACGGCTAAGTCTCCAAACGTCACCTTGATATCGCACAAATGTTTGTAGTAAAGTCTGCCCATCCTGGCTTAGGTCATATGCACTTAAGTCAAAGCGGGTATGTAACATCAAAGTACCTTGTGATATGCTTCCGTCAGCGTCAAACTGAACGCCTTTCTCGTCTTTGGTCTGTATAACGCCAGATATAGTGTAATCTTCTCCTGGTGTATTAACCCATCGCCCGCCGTCTTTTGTGCTTACTTCATCGTACACAACAATTTTTTCAGAGAAGAAATCAGCAGCACCGCCTAGTGGTAAAGGTAAACTCATTTCTCATCCTTTATAACGTCAGATGTTACCGTCTGTCTCATTAATCCTGTATCTATTAAAGGGTTATCTGAACCTTTCAGGAACACAGTTAAATCTGCGTTATCCGGTGTGTTCAAGTCTGTTATAGTCTTTTTAATAACGTCAGCAAGTAAGGGGGCGATTTCTTTCACTGATTCATCAAGGCTTGATACTCCTTTATTAATAAGCCTTACTCTTCTTTTGAAGAATGTATTTAATAATTTAACAAGCCCTGGTGTACTTTCTTTCATAAAAGGTCTCGGTGGTACTTTCTTATCTGACACACCAAATTCATTTTCAACAGCTACTTGTTTAACGGTAGGTGGCGGTTCTCCAGGTTTTCTTGAAGGAGGTAGTCCTAATTTTTTAAGCTTAGCTTCTCTCTTAGGATTATCAGGATAACTCACATCAGCCATGCCTTCAGGAAACCCTACTTTAATAGAATAACTATGACTGTAGTTTCTAAGTATTTTCTTTAAGTCTTGCGCTCTTTTATGTATAACTTTAACCTCAGCACTCATACAGCCTCGGCTAAAATAGCAAGCGGCATACGACTACGTTTCAATAAAAGAAAACGCTGACCGTATTCCGTTTTACTGAAATATACGTCAGCGTCATTTCCCTGGGTGACTGTTGCAGAAGAACCAAAGCCCACTGTAAGCTGTGCGCCTCCCGCTGAAATCATAGCGCCCGCACCTGTTGACGTAGTGACAAAACCGTCAACTGTCGTGGTAGCGTTAGCCTGTCTATTCTGTGATAAAGCGATTTCGTGCGCAGAAGCGTATAACTGTGCTTCGCCCAACGTATTGCCCCAGTAGGTAAGACTTAGCCCCGCTTGACTGTCGCCGTAGAAATTAAGATAAAACGTGATAACACCGTCACCAACACCAGCAAATTCAGGAAATAAAGTCTTAAATGTTGCTATGTCGGCTACGATAGCCATGTTACCGCCTTATCTGCCGATAATTTGGCTATTGATATCCAAGGTTACCGGTTTGTTACAAATATCTAACTTACGTTCTTTACCTTCGCCTTTCAGTTCAGCGGGGGGCTCTACAATAGGTGCGCTTGTTAAATCGTATCTATTTACTTTAGGCATCACGTCAACATCGGACTGAATTAAGAGCTTAAGGTCAAACATAGCTTTAAATACTCTAGTATTCATGTATCTATCAAAATCTTCTTTGTAGAAAACAACAGAACCTAAAGGACGAATCAAGCAGTTTGAATCCACACCCGGCAAACCTAATAACTTAGGGGGTACAATCCAGTCACATTGCATCATGTTAGTGACTCGTACTTTACCTTGTTTTTTCGGCTTAGCGACTTCTGTAATCGTTTGTAAAGCTTTTTTTGCCATGTTAGATTCCATCCCAGTAAGCTGCGAATTTAGGAAATGGGAACATCAACGGACTAATACGACTTTCAGCGAAGTATTGGAATTGGAACCCAATCTTCTGAATGTCATACATACGGAAATCAATTGGGTTAGCCATCATGTAGTTGTTAGCCGTCTTGCTAACGACCATCATACGGTCAGTTCCACCAACACCAGACCCTTTCAAATAACGCAAAGGTTGGATGTTCACACGGCGTCCTGAAATCCCAGCCGAAATGTTTTGCTCCGATGTGAATTTAAGAATAACTTGGTCGTTACCTAATACACCGGCTTTGGTGCTTGAAATCAAACCAAACTGGTCAGGAGGGAGATATAAATCTGTAGCTGACATTACGGTATTGGTCACTGAGAAAATAGAAGTGATAGCAGTTTCGATATCAAAAATAACTTCGTCAGGGGTTTTCGTAATCCACTCAGTAGCGGTGGAAACGCCATCATCAACAGAAGATTGTGGAATCAATGGATGATTGATAAGACCAGGGAAGAACTCAACAGAGCTTCCGTTGTAAATGCCGTCACCATAGAATACCAAACGTTCGTTAAAATATTCCATCGCCATTTTAAGAATCTGTGCGGTACGGGTATATGGGTCTTCGCTGAAACCACGTTCAACGCGCATCTCACCCATACGGATATCATTAATATCTAAGTTGTTAGATACCGCAGCACTGAAAATAGGAATCGATACTTTACCTAAAGTAGTCCCTACGGTCGGTACAGCGTTAGAACCCATTGCTCGGAACGATGCTACACCTGACCAATCTTTATAGAGCTTAGAATAATCTGTCGCGCCTTCATTAACCGCAGTATCAATAGATTCTTGCGGAATATAAGCAGGATATAAAATTTCAGGGCGTAATACTTCTAACTCCCCCTTGGCAAGCGCTTCGTTGACATGTAACATAATGTCACTGCCACTCTGCTCATTAAAGTTACCGGTTAATAAAGGCATTTTATAGACTCCTATCTATCTCTTGTTTGTTACCGTAATTCGATTACGTTAATTTGATCGCTTGATGTCGATGTTGCTTTTTTAAGAACCCAAATTGCATTAGGGATTAGCAGCATATAACCGTCATTATCAACAGCATCTAACGCATTACCAAATTCACCTACAAGCAAGCCAAAATCATTCGATGCACTTAAAGCTACATACACAGGGTCACCAAAGTTAATAGTGCCGACTCCCGGTGCTTGACGAACGATAATTCGTTGCCCTGAACCAAAAGGTAGAATAGGTACTACGGTTTTAGCGCCAAAACCTGCTTTATACGCGCCATCTGTATCAGTATAAGACTGAGACCCAATAAAAGGGCGTACTACAACACCAGGAATAGCGGAAGCTATGATTCCGGTTGTCACTACATCAATAGTAAATGGGGCTACGTTCTGTACATTATTCGTAGTAAACGTTTGAATGGTCTTTTGTCTTACAGCACGACCACAAAATAGTTGGCTTTCTGTTGAGTAGCCCATAATCTTGTTATTGTAAAACTCACTTGCATTTTGTAATTGACCAGGAAATCCATATCCTGGCTGGTCATTAAAATCACTCTGTACGAAAGGTGATGCGCCTAAAACTGTCATTTAGAACTCCTTTTGCTTTCTAGCTTCGTTAAACAATTTAAATTTAAGATTCTTACGGTCAGTAGCAGTCAAGAATTCACCTGAAGTTTCAGCTTTTTGGTTCATCGCTTTCATGACTGACTCACCGACAACGGCCTTTTTCATAGGCTTGGCGGTGTCTTTAAGTGCTTGGAACATACCTTTCACGCGGTCTTCGTTCTTAATTTCTTCAGTGCCTAGCTCTGCTTTCTTATTAGCAAGGCGAACATGATTAATAACGTGAGTACGTAACTCATGACCGAATAACTTACGGCTGTTTTGAATGGCTTCTTGCAGTTTTTCGTTAGGGTAAGAGTTCATAATTTCGTTGGCAACAGCTTGTTCTTCAACAGCGTCAGCAACTGCCCCGTTCAACGCTTCTGGGCTAGTGACTTCTTCGATACGTTGTTTAAGCTGCTCTACTTGACCTACGAGAGTATCGCGTTCAGAAGACGTCTTAGTAAGCGTTGCAGTAAGTTCAGCAATCTTATCAAGCGCCTCTTGCAACTGAGCTGGCTCCACGGAGTTTTCAAGTTCTTTATCCTTCTTGTCAACTTCACTTTCTAGTTTCTCAACGTCTTCATTCATGACGCGTACGCGTGCATTACCAATCTTTACCGTTGTGTATTCTGACACTTTACAACCCTCATCTTTGTTTAAAATACGAACGTCTTCACCCGCTCTGCCTTGACCCTTGGGCAATAATGCAACGTGGTTGTAGCGTATATTTCGCTGTACACCATCGTACATTTCACCGTTTGGGGCCGTCCCTGGCACCCACTCAATATCTGACAAATATGCTGCGGACTGGTCTATCAGTCTTCCGTCACCGCTAGCCTCTGTTATACGTTTTATAATAGCAGGGTCACTTACTAAAATATCTGCTATTAACAAGCTAGTAGTCTCGTCATACGTGGGACTTCCAGCTATATTCCCTACAGCTTCAACACTTCCGCTTACTTGCCACTCATGACCTACTCTGATTGGCTTACCTTCCAAGGTTCTGAGTGACTCGTCCTTAGTAAGCTCGTCCTGGGGGACATAAAGCCTTATAACTGCTTTATTCCGTAAGTATTCAGGCAGCACCTGTTTCAATTCTGTTGGTGAGTAATTCATTACGCAACTTTTTAATACTGACGTTGTACATCTTAAGAAACCATCTTCGTCTATTCTCCAGGGTGTTTTACTACTAAAATCCGCGTTAGAGAATTTGTACTGCGTATAATACTCACTCATTGTCATTATATAACACATTCAAATCGTAAGTGTCAAGTATTGCTTCCGCATAACAACGGCAATTACTTTTTATTATTTTCTCGGTGTGATATAATCCGCTATCTGTTTCGAGATTGTACACATGGCCGTTAAATTGTCTGACGCTTTTATCGACAACGCTGTTAATATGGTAAACGGTGGTATGCTCCTTAAGGATGTCGTCTCGTCCTTGGGGACTCTGCCACAAACTCTTAGAAAACATTTTAAACGCCGTGGTGTTATTATTAAGAGGCAGGTTCCATCCGGTTTTAACAAAATCTTGCTTGATAAGGAGCGCATCAAAGCCCTTTACGAGGAAGGCGTAAGCGAAAATCAAATCGCTAAACTCTTTGATGTTTCTAGACACGTAATCACTCGACACCTTGAGATTTGCGGTGTTGTAAGAAGAACACAGAGCCAAGCAGAAAAGCTCAAATGGAGTAAACTTAGTCCTGAGCAACGTCAATATCAAGTTGAAGCTGCCCATAAAGCTACTAAGTGTCGGAAAAAGACACTTACAGAAAAAAATAAAATTGCTATCACAAGACACAAGCGTCCTGCAAAGCATCATATCGGTGTTGGAGAGACCGAGTTTGGCGATTTTCTCAGTCGAAATAACATAAGTTTCATATACCAAAGCCCTATCGCAGGATATAACATCGATTTCCTTATCGGTAATGTCGCCGTGGAACTCACCACCAATCCCACGCGATGTACTAAAGGCGGGGCATTTGCTGACCGCGTTAAATATTTGCTCGAACGTAATATTAAAACTGTGTATATTATTTTCGACACAGTTTCCGACCTTACCCATTGTGTTGATAACATCATGTCTGATGTCAACATCATTAATGGCCTTAAAGCCCTCACTAGTAAGTATTGGGTGATTAGGTGTCGCAGTGAGAACTACACCATTATCAAGAACAAGCGTGGTCAATTCACCAGTATACCAGCGCCTATAAAACGTATTTATAAATGTCGAACTATCGAGATTTGACCCACCAAGAACACATTGATACGGATATCCTGGATTTCCATCCGCAGGCGGTCTATTATAATAATATACGACACCCTCCCTTACCCAGTGATTACCATGCCCTTTGTGACCTTTGGGGTAGAGTCCAGCAGGGTTACCTACAACGCGTTGGTCTTGTGCATTACGCCACTTATACTTTTTTATCCCTACGCTTTCATGTCTATATCTAGTCAGTTGCCCGTTTAACTTAGCGGTCTGGTCTCGTGCAATGAAGGCAGCACGGGTTTGAGTAACCCCGCTTATGGTGCTTAGTCTCTCGGTAATGCCTCCATCTATCGGAACGCCGCTAAAATGCTTGTAAATAGCCTCGCCCATGTCGTTAAAATAGATATTCGGAATCGTCTTAATTAAGCGTACGTTTTCGGCTATGCTCTCTTTAATGAATGCATCTAGGTCTTGTGGGTCTAATGTTTTAATCTCTGAGGGGGAGGTATTGAGTGAGTAAGCTATTGTGCTTTCAACCTTTTTCTTATTGCTACTACTCAGTGCGTAGAGAAAGGTTGCTGCAATCGTAGGCGCAGCTAATGAGTACTTATTATTTTCTTTAGTGTACGATTCTTGCAGCACGAGACGTATGTACTCAGGGCTTGCACCGGCTTCTATAAGTGCGTTAACCCTGTTCGTAGTCTCTATTAAAGTACCGTTAAGACTATTAATAGCATTGAAATACTCTATCTCGTCCTTTCGCGGTGCTCGGGCAGGCTGTACTGTGCGAATAGGTTGTCTTATCTTTAAGGCACTAGGGGGCAGGGCGACTAGCATCTTTAGTACCTATCTTATCTAACGTACCTTTTACTTTGTCGTCGTCTACGCCGTCCGTGTCCATTGGTTGCTCAGGTGCAGGGTAGTCTAGGGGGTTAGTCACTAAGAGTTCACGCTGCTTAAGTTCATCGACTCCTTCTTTCGCGCTTATTACGCCAGCACTTATCAGCGACACTATGTTATTAACATCTATTTGCCGTGTTTGCGCGTCTTCTAACTCGCTTGCATTCCAGAGCGGTTGAAACTTAATCTCTACGTCATCAGCACGTATAGCGTTGAACCCGGCACTGGGTACCATGACTTTAAGAAGCTTTGCAAGCTGAGGCATTAAGTTTTTACGTTGCTTGGCCTCAATCATATTGTAGTAATTCTCAAGGTCACCTTCTCCCGTGGCATTGAGTCCAGCGGAACTACGTCCTAAGAACCTGGTTACTGGGATATCGCACGCAGCACTACAGACTTGTAAAAAAGTCTGTATGAGTTCGGGTACGGCACCAAAGTTCGCTGATATGTTTTCTAGGGAGGCTTGGCTACCGGGGACTGAGTTGATTAGGGCAGCGTGATAGTTGCTCATGTTGTTTAGGATTGCTTGCAAGGCTTGTACGTTACCTTCTGCATCCTTGAACACAGACGCCGTTTGTATGTCACCTGTGAACAACATCATCGAGGCCCGTTGCATTAGGTGACAAGCTGCTTGTCTTGACCCTGTTGCGCGTACTAAGTCGTCTTTGATTCTAAGTAGCAGGGGGTATCCGAAACCGTCTCTTATCATATTATAGACAGCAGGCACTGCCCCCTCGCGCAACGGTTGAATCGGCTCACCATCAAATATTAGTAGGCGTGAACTGTGTACTTTATGCCCGTATATCATGTACCAAGACGGCCTACCGTAACCTGGTTTCGTTGGGTCTAGTTGCAGGATTGAATTAGATATGTGGTAGCGTGAAATAGGGTTTAAGTAAGTCAAGTCGCCCACATCGATGAGCGCGGGGTCTATGGGTAGGGCAGGGTCGTCTATATAGTCCTTTACGCCCATGAAGATTACGCTCCCACCGTATAGTCTCTCCATCGACAAAGCTTGCCGTAATACCTTGTCTAAGTGTATGCTTTCCGCGTACTTTGTCATTTTTTTGTTAAAGTCACGGTCTGACGCGGTAATATACTCCCATGGCTCGCGTAACATGTCTTCTACAGGCAGGTCAATAATCTTCTGCGCTTGCCAGTCTGTATAGTACATAGTCTCAACGTAACGCTGCGCTTGTGCTGGGTTACTTATTCTTGAGAAACCAATGTCAGCATTGAATCCAAAGTCACTAGCTCCACCTTGGCCTGATGAATCAACGGCCATGGCATTTGAGACTTGTTGCGTGGAGGGCTTAGGCTCGTAGTTCTTGAATTGTGCTTCTGGGGGCGTAGTTGCTCTTTTACCGAAAAAGCTGTTAAACAGTCTAGATGCCATTTACATTGTCCTTAATATTATATTACTCAGTTGAGCGACATCCTGCCACCGCCCATTTTGCGCCAAATCGCTATAGCCATTGTTAGCGCGTCTACTTGGTCGTCAAAGTCGTACTCGTCTTCGTCTTCCGTAAATTCAGCGCATTCTGTGACGAAAGCACTAACCCACGCTGCATTCTTTGGTATAAATACATTGCCCATTGAGATGATAAGTGATGCTTCATTGGCGCGTCCTACTTTGTCCTCGGGGAATTGATAGTCCTTAGGCTTCCAGGCAACTACGTTCATACTCTTACGGGCTAAAGTTTGTACGAGCGATATACCAGAGGCTTTGTCCTCTATGTAAATGCGACTAGGTACTATATGACTTGATAACAAGCAACTTTGTCTCGTAAATTCCTCTATTCTAGCAATTAAATCAGGGAATTGCCACTTACCGCGTATCTGGTCTAGTAAGTACAGACGTTGACCTGACTCGTATCCCCATAGTTGTATTGCTGAGTAGTCATTAAGTGTCCCTGTCTTATAGGCTGTGTCTGCTGTAATAAACATTCCTGTGCATATCTTTATTACTGCGTCCCGTGACTCGTAGTAACGCCACCACTCGGGATTAATTAACTGATTCTCGATGAGACCTGGTTCACCAAGCCATACGCGTCTATATAGCTCTGGGTACTTCTTCGCTGCGTTGACTTCGAGCATAAGTGCTTCATTGTCTATGAAAAACGGGTTATCGTAGTAATTGACTTGGACTACTTCTGCTAGCTCATCGCCTTCAATAATAAAGTGATTGTAAACGAAGTCGTTTTTACGAATAGGGTTAAAAGACAGGATAATCTCGGACGGCGACATACGTACTGTGGGGGTTAAGAGCGTCCAAACGTCCTCGTTCAGTGTCCTGGCTTCCTCATACCACGCTTTCTTGACATGCTCTGTAGATTTTAAAGACTCTGCCTCGTCTATGTTCTTACAACCTCGAAACAAGAAAGAGCCACCATTTATTTTGCATTTTATAATAGGAGATGTTGATGTTGTATAAAAATAGTCCGTTAAACCTAGTTCTAAAATACTCCTTTCTATAGTAGGCTTGGATGAATATTTAAGTGATTCCATAGTCTTCCTGAGACACAAGTAAACAAATTTACCAAGCGACCTAGACTCACAGAGCATGGACATGACCAAATAGTGACTTATTTGCCAGGTCTTCCCGCCACCACGCCCCCCGTGAAACACTTTATACCGCTTCTTAGACTCATAGAGCGGTCTAAATATTTCAGGGATAAGGATATCTTTATTCATGGATAGCAGGCTCTTGAGGCTCAGACTTCACAAACTTCATATTAAATATTAGGTCTTCCTGTGTCTGCGGGATGTAGTAGTCACCGCTTCTTAGCTGCTTGACGCAGGGCATGTATCGCTCTAAGTCCTCGACTGCGTGCTTGTAAGCTTGAAAAGCATCGTTTGATACGCGCTTAGGTTGTCGTCTAGTGCGACCGTGTGCTATGTCCTGGAATTGCTCAGTCGTGGTTCTGTAATCGTCGTCATCGTCTGATGGCATAAAGAAAGCACGCCCGTACATGATTAAGTTGCACATAGCAGCCGTGCAGCCCTTATCAAACGCGTCTCGATACTCGATGCTGGTGTTATATAGACCTAGATGCTGTTGGAGACTTAGACCTAATTCTGTTAGAAACTCAAGCGGGTGACCACCTTCTTCTAATATCTTAAAAGCGTGGTTATTTTGCAAGATGCTTTCCGTGTCTATATTACTCATATAGGTCTCTAACTTCCAATGTAATGATAGTGTACATCCAATATAGTAATTAGGTCAATTATGTTGCTGGTTGTGTACGAATAAATATACATAGTGGAGGTGATTTAATGCATAAAGTAATCGAGTTTTTTGATGATAATTATCGTTTTTTTCCAGTATTTATCCACATGACCATTTTTATCCACAGTTTGTAAAAAAACATTAATTGTACAAAGTGCCACCACTGTACAAAGTGCCACCAAAGTTCCGCGGATTTTGTGAAAGTACGGACAGGTGGAACCCGCCAAGTTTTTGATTTTGTTCAACCTTCTCACCGTCCGGTTCCACCTCTTTTTCCAGGTGGAACCGTATTAATGCGCCGGTAAATCAATGGTTTAGATAGTGTTTTTTTGTTTATAATTTATTATATTTATAAAGTCGTTACGAAATTTAGGGTATATTTTATTTTGGTTATTTTATGTACAGAAAAGTATAAAAATAATACCGAAAAAAAGGGTATGTTTTTTAACGACTTTCTCAAATATTAACGACCATTTATGCATGTCCGTGTGTTAAGTTATTGATAAACCGCCCTTAATGCACGGTTCCACCTGTATTTTTTTTGTGTTTCGGTGGCACTTTGTACAGTACGATTGTTAATACAATCAATAACTTAGCGGGTTCCACCTGTATTGGATAGGTGGAACTTTGGTGGCACTTTGTACAGTGGTGGCACTTTGTACAATTTAATGAATCGTTTTTGCATTTTAAATAAGCAACTAAAAATAATTGTATTTTGTGTATGAAAAACTATTGACAATGTTTAAAGTTTATTTTATACTTCGTTTATAAGGTTGTGCAGGGTGTACAACTGAGTAAGTAACAGAAGGGGCATAGGAAATGAAATACAGAGTAGAGCTTGCTAACGATCAAGGCTGCGTGTATGACCGGGACGAGTTTAATACACTGGCAGAAGCTATGGGGTGGGCAAGAAGGCGCACCCAAAACGAATATAATATAAAGGTTTGTATAGGCAAAGAGGATGTACGAGATGGTTGCGGAGGGGATCGTTATTACTACGCTAATAATGGCCGATTAACCAAAGATCGCAGTTACAACCCAAACCCATTTAAACTGGAGTCCGAAAGCATGAATAAGTTATATATAATTTCTAACGTCATAGTTTTGTTAACAACCGCGTTCTTTATTATTACGTTAATACATACTTACGTTATAAGGACATTAAGTCAGGAAATTTTGTTTGGGTAATGCACGAGCTAAAATCCGTTGAGATTGATAAGAGGGTGGAAGGCGTACCCATTGATAAGGTAGAGGATTGTTTAAAAATAATACGTGATATTGATGAGAAATTAAAGAAACATGCG